ATTGAAATAAATGACCCAGTTAGGGCAGGGGTTAGAAGATCAGGCAGGGTAAACGCTGCAACAACAACTCAAATAACAGTTGACGATACTTCAGCTACAGACTTACCTACAACAAATAGTCCCACAATTAGCATAATTATGCCTGATGGGACAGTTGAAACCAAGAACGTAACAGGCGTTTCTGGTGCTGTCGTCACTTTAGAAAGTGCATTATCAACTACCCCAAACGTAAACACAGTTTGGCTAATTCAAAATACTGCGGTATTGGCACAAAAATTTAGAGTTATAGACGTTCAAGAAAATGACGGAATAAATTACACCATTACAGCGCTTTCGTACGTTAATGAAAAATATGCCTTTATTGAAGAAAATATATCATTGCCTGATCGAACAGTTTCTGTTCTAAATCAACCCGCAGACCCACCCAATGCATTAACTGTTTCTGAAAAAATTGTAGAAATAAATAATCAGGCGGTAGCAAAACTAATCATAAGTTGGCAACCGATACTCGGCGTTACCCAATATCAAGTTAATTATCGTTTTAATAATGGCAACTATACAAGCCAGACAGTTTCAAGACCTGACTACGAAATATTCAATACTGAAGCTGGTACATACGAAATACAAGTATTCAGTTACAACGCTGCGCTAGAAATCAGCCCTACTTCAACAGACACAACTTTTAACGCTGTTGGCAAAACTGCTGTACCGGGGAACGTCCAAAATCTTACGAGCCAGTAGATTCAAAAAATATTCGACTTAACTGGGATTTATCAACAGACGTTGACGTAATTCATGGCGGGCGCGTATATGTACGACACAGTACGCTGACCAATGGTAGCGGAACTTTTACCAATGCAGTTGATCTCATACCGGGGCTTGCTGGAAATACTACCTCTGCGGTTGTACCATTAATTGAAGGAGAATATATATTAAAATTCCAAGATGATGGAGGCCGTTTCAGCGCTGGCGAGACTTCAGTAATTGTTGATTTACCTGATACTCAAGGTGTTTTGGTAAGCCAGACTCGCAGAGAAGATTTAGATAATCCAAAATATCAAGGTACTTTGACTAACGTAGCTTTTGACGCAATAACAAATAGCCTTAATCTAGTTGGGGGCGGTAATTTTGACCAGATTACCAACTTTGACCTTGTAGGTTCTTTGGATGATTTCGGTGGGATTGTACCAACAGGAACTTATGATTTTAAAGATACGCTTGACCTTGGCGCTGTATTTAGCCTTGATCTCAAACGACATTTTTTAACTGAAGGTTTTTACCCCTCTGACCTTTTTGATTCCAGAACAGCAAATCTTGATACATGGACTAACTTCGATGGCACAGAGGCAGTAGACGTTAACGCAGAACTATTTGTACGAACCACTTCCGATAATCCCGGTTCTGGTTCTCCAACTTATACAGATTTCAGAAAGTTTGCCAACGGTACATTTAAGGGTAGAGGCTTTCAGTTTCGTGCTGTTTTGAACTCAAATGACCCCGCACAGGATATAAAAGTAACTCAGCTAGGTTATACCGCATCTTTCCAAAGGAGAACAGAACAGAGCAACACAGAGATAGCATCAGGAGCCGGGGCAAAAAATGTTACCTTTGGTTCTCCATTTTTTACAGGAACTTCAGATATTGGTGGCAACAATAGTAGTTTGCCAAGCGTAGGGATTACGGCAAGCAATATGGCCTCTGGGGATTATTTCGTTTTGTCAAATATTTCCTCAACAGGGTTTACAGTACACTTTAAAAATTCATCAAATGCTAGTATAGATAGAAATTTCAACTATCAAGCGGTAGGATTTGGTAAAGGAACCTAAACGCCATGGCCCAACATGATTTTGTAATTGATAACGGAACTGGCTCTGCCGTGAGAGCCGACATAAATAATGTTCTGCAAGCGATTGCATCTAACAATAGTAATTCTGGTGCATTAACAACAAATTTTGCCTACCAATGGCACGTTGATACATCAGATGGAAATTTAAAAATAAGAAATGCAAGCAATAATGGGTATGTAACTGTTGGCCCGGTGGGTACAACAAACTTTGGTCTAGCCCCTCTGGCTGGTGCTACTTTTACTGGTTCTGTTGTTCATAACTATACAGGGGCATTGAGAATACCAGTTGGTACAACGGCGCAACGTCCGGGGAGTCCCGCAACAGGAGAGCTTAGATTTAACAGTACTTTAGGTTCAGCAGAAATATATAACGGCTCGGCTTTCGCTGCTGTAGGTGGCGGGGCGGGAGCAACTGGGGGCGGGAGTGATGAAGTGTTTTTTGAAAGTGACCAAAACGTAACTACAAGTTATACCTTGACATCAAACAAACACGCTCATACAGTTAGTCCAACAATCAACAGCGGTGTTACCGTGACCGTGCCAAGCGGCGCAATACTTGTTATCTTGTAATTATGGCATTAAACATTAACGGCACTACTGGTATTTCTGGGGTTGATGGAACTGTTTCTGCCCCGGCTTTAACTGGAACGGATAGCAATACTGGTATAACATTCCCTGCTGCTGACACTATCAAATTTTCAACTGGCGGTGTTGAAAGAATGTCGATTACAAATAGCGGTGTAAGTGGAATAACTGCTGGAATTACAATGGCAGATACATGGAGATTGCATACAGAATACACTATTCCCCATAACTCAACTACAGTTGTTTCTACTGCAAACTGGGAAAGACCTGACACTTCCAATGATGGTTTTAATCAACTTGGAACTGGTATGTCATTAGATACGAGTAACCATTCTGCGGGACTATATACATTTCCTAGTACTGGTTATTATTTAATTTCGTATGGTGGTTATTGTTATAATGGATCAAACGATCCGTACGAAGTTTTTATACGAATGGAATTTACAGAAAATGGTTCAAACTTTGGTGTTCAAGGAAGAGTTTATCTATCTGGCGAACGGTATAATTACAACGGTGCTTATGGTCAGATGATAGTAGACGTTACAGATGCCTCTACACAGAAATTTAGATTAAGAGTTTATTCGGCTGTATCTGATTCAAGGCTACATGGAGATTCAAACGGAAATAGAAATTACCTTAATTTTATTCGTTTAGGAGATACTTAAAATGAGGCCAGAACATATAGAGAAATATCTTGTAACTGTACGCACAGGAATGTGGTTCGGTTGGTCTGATCCAAAAAACAAAATTTATGCAAATCTTGTAGTCCATGACGGAGGTTCTAAACCAACTGAAAAAGAATGCACAGATGGTCTTGCTGCATTACAAGCAGCTTGGGATTTAGAAAATAATTCATATAAGTCACAACGTAAAGCAGAATATCCAAGTATTGTAGATCAGCTTGATGACATCTATCATAATGGTATAGATGCTTGGAAAACTTCTATCAAAGCTATCAAAGACAAATATCCTAAACCATGACAGCAAAGATTAAACTAAACGCAGCTTCCGGGGGTGGGTCAGTAAGCCTAAAAGCACCTTCAACAACTACAAGTAACGCTGCTGTCGAATTACAACTACCCGTAGCTGATGGTACAGCTTCGCAAAGTATAATAACTGATGCTTCTGGCAATTTAAGTTTTGCAACACCAAAGCTGCCTCATGCTTTTGTATTTATGGATAGTCAATATTTTACCTCCACCGCTACAAAAATGAACTTTAACAATAGTACAACTAACGACCAAAGTTTTGGTGTAACTATTGATAGGACAAACGAAAGATTTATTCCAACAATAGGAGGTGTTTATCAGGTCATAACTTCATTAGACTTTGATCGTGGTAGTGGAGGAAGTAATATTGAATATAAAGTTATGCAATATAAAAATGGAAGTCAGTTTGCTCGAAAGACATCATTTCAATACTCAACTGGAATAACTGACGGATTGACTTGCCTTTCTCTTATGAGTTTAAATGGCTCAGGAGATTATGTTGAATTTTACGCTGCACACAATGCTAGTGGTAATGCTACTATGAATGTTTTATCAACTTTTTTCATTATAAGGATTGCATAATGAACCCAGAAATGCCCGAAGAAAAAGAGTATCAAGCAGCTAGAACAAGAACTGGCTCTACTATGTACGCATCAGTTGGAGATCAACTTGATATGTTGTATAAGGATATTGTTGCGGGTAAACTAGATACAACTGGAACGTGG